GTAGAGTCGTGAAGATAGGCACTAAAATCTTTGAGAACGAAGAAGTAACATCTAGTGACGTAGTGGCGTTCTCCAGCATCCTGATGCCTCACAGACATCTTAACGTCTGCCTTGCTGAACTGGTTAAAGACCTGCAAGAGATCAGAACAACAATCATGCGTCAGCTGTTGAATAACATGTACAAGGTGAACAATCCTCGTACCGTTATCACATCAGATGTGAATATGGACGACATTCTCAATAACGAGTCTAACGGGTTTATCCGTACCGATGACATTAACGGGCTGAGGACTGAGCCAACTACCCCTATTATCGGCCATGTTATCCCTGCTTTAGAAGTGCTTAACAACGAGAAAGAGTCCCGTACTGGTATCAGCAAGAACTCTAAAGGTCTTGACGCCGATGTGTTAAAGAATTCGACAATGGGTGCATATCGAGATGCTATATCACAGGCTAATGAACGTGTTGAGCTGATCGTTCGCGTACTGGCTGAGACAGGCTTTAAAGAACTGTTCCTTAAAATCCATGAAGTCTTACAGCGTCATGGCGCGATTAAGGAGATGAAGATAGACGGGAAGTGGATACCAGTAAACCCTCGTGAGTGGAAAGAACGCAAGCACATGAGGGCGCATGTAGGCTTAGGGTTTAACAATCGTCAGGAGAAGTTGGGCGCTGCTGCTGCGATAACCGGCCACCAGGCACAGCTTAAACAGATGGGTTCGCCCATTGTCACACCGATGAACGAATACGCTGGTGCTGAGTTAATCGCTGAGGCGGCAGGCGAGTCGGTCGATAAGTTCTTTACCAACCCACAACAGATACAGCCTAAACAACCACAACCAGACCCTAACGCACAGATGATACAGGCACAGATGCAGATCGAGCAGATGAAAGAGGCTGGTAAGGACAAAGACCGCTTTATTAAGCAGAACGAGGCTCAGTGGAAACAGTTTAAAGAACAGGAAGAACTTAACCTTAAGGCTGCACAGGAAGGGCGTGAACGCGCTAAACTTGAGCTAGAATACGATACTGACATAAACGGCGGAATCGGCGGGGGCACTTATCCAGTATGAAGGCAAAGATTTATTTAAAAAGCACAAGATGTGGCAGGGTAGTTGCTGAAGTGGTTTATAGAAATGTGCATCAGATGTTTGAGTCGTTTGACCAAAGGTCGCTAAATATAAGGATAAAGCAGTTCATGCGCCAACTTGATAGGATGATGACGTGACACACGAAGAGAGAACTAAGCGCGCAGAACACGCACAAAGACTGCTAGAGGATGATTACTTCATCTCTGCATTCAATGATATCCGCGAGAAACTGGTTAGTGCTTTAGAAGACTGTAATATTGGCGACCATCAGAAACAGACCAGCATCTCAGACCAGATACGCCAGTTATCCGCTGTGAAGAAGATGATTATCATGCACATCAATGATGGCAAGATTGCCAAGCACGAGATAGACCGCATGAATAATCCGAAGGTTAAGCGGGTAGCGTAATGGGACTGCTTGATAGTATTGAGCAGTCAAGACGTGGGCTGTTGGACAATGTAGAGCAGAGGAAGCTAGAGCACAGGATGAATCAAGCGCAGTATAATCCAGTTTTAGAAGCGCTTGAAAACACGTTAAATGATAGCGGAATTTTGCCATACACACCGACAAGGCATAATATATACACGATATTTAAAAATGCCGATTGGAGCAAGAAAGCCGGCAATGAGAAATTTAATATATACACAGAGTTAGGATTAATTTAACCCATGCCGTGAGGCATTAACCCCATCCCATAGCAGGATAATATTATGACAGAAGCCAACCTGGAAACAGGAGCTGCTGAAATCGAGGTAACAGATGTCGATAGCGCAGCCCAAGCAATAGAAGCACGTATGGAGGCGCGAGAAGCCCCCGTTACCGAAGAAGTAGAAGAAACCGAGGATATCTCTGAAGAGATTGACGAGGAAAGCGAAACCGAAGAATCAGAGCAATCTGATGACGCGGAAGAGTCAGATGAAAGAGAAGCCGAGGAAGAATCGGAAGACCCTCAATTTCATTCCGTTGACGAATTAGCTGATGCCGTTGATATGAGCCTTGACGAGTTCAAGGAAAATATCATGGCAAAGGTGAAGGTCAACGGAGAAGAGAAAGAGGTAAATCTTGCCGAACTTACCAAAGGCTACCAGTTGGAATCTGATTACCGACAGAAAACGATGGAACTAGCGGACAACCGTAGAGCCTTCGAGGAACAGGTACAACATAAGAATGCAGAACTGACAGCTAGGGTTCAGGAAGCTACTAACATGGTAGCCACACTTGAGCAGAGCATGATTGGTGAGTATAACAATGTTGACTGGAACACCTTGAGGGTCACAGATCCTGCTGAGTATGCTGCCTTACACGCAGACTATCAAAATCGTATTCAGTCAATCCAGCAGTTAAAAGCCCAGGCGACGAACGCTGGGAATCAACTGCAATCAGAACAGACCGCGAAACAGAAACAGGCGAGGCAGGAGATTTTAAAGAAAGAATCCGATGCCCTGCTAAATGTTATTCCTGAATGGCGTGAGCCTGAAGTAGCGAAGAAAGAAAAAGGCGAGATGCGTGATTTCCTGAAGCACTATAACTTCTCAGACGAGGAGATAGGGCAACTGTTAGACCACCGTATCGTGATGATGATTAGAGATGCTCAAAAAGGTCAACAGGTAGTAACCAAGACCGATGTAGCGAAGAAGAAAGTTATCAAAGCCCCTAAACTACAGAAGGCAGGCGCAAAGCAGTCTAAACAAACCCAACGCAGCAAAGTACAGAACGACCTCAGAGCCAAACTGAGAAAGACCGGCAAGGTCGATGATGTCGCTGCTCTTTTATTAGCCCGACAAGGGTAATCTATCGTCGTGATGACGAAGGAGTAATATAATGGCTCAGCCAACTAGACTTTTGGTTGGCTCAAAAATTCTGTGAATTGCTGGAAACTCTTTAGAGTCTGCCATGCTACAACGTAGCCAGTAATGGCAAGCGTGAATGCTTGAAAAATGGTAGAATTAGACAATCAGCAGCCAAGCGACCTGTAAACAGGTTGAAGGTTCAGAGACTAGGAATAGTAGCCTAAAATTATGGGATATAAGAATACAACAAAGCCAACCAAAGAAGATTTACAGAGGCTATATGTTGACGATGGTTTGACATCAAGAGACATAGCTAAACTGTATGACTGTAGCTTCAGAACGGTTTTACGTTGTATTCATAAATTTGGCATTGCACCAAAACCACAAGGCGAAGCTAGGCGTGAAGATTTAGAGGACAAAGACTGGATTCAAAAAGAATACCAGACGAAGCCGCTAAACCAGATCGCTGAAGAAACAGGCGCAAGCACTTATACGATAAGGCGGATATTGAAAATGTTTGATATTCCGACTAACCCTGTAGGAACGCAAAAAGGATATAAGTTTTCTGATGAAGTCAGAGAGAATATGTCAAAAGCGAAGAAGGGTAAGCGTAAAGGTGGGTTAAATCCAAACTGGAAAGGTGGTTATACACCATCCAGAGAGCGCAATCGATATGCTTCAAAGAAGTGGAGTAGTGATGTTAAGGCGAGAGATAACAATACTTGTCAAAAATGTCATGCTACAGATGCTGTAATGCACTCCCATCATATTAAGCCCTGGAAAAAACACCCAGAGTTAAGATATGATATATCTAACGGTATAACGCTATGCGTTCAATGCCACCAGAAGGAACACGGTTTTCCGTTTCCATCATGGATATATAATCAAGGTAAAAAGCCCACGAGTGCAGAACATCCGCAAGGGTGAAGATATAGTCCGAGCTTACGTGAGAGCGTAAGAAGCTAGGGATAAAGAGCCTTAGCGCTAACACACTGAACACATTTGATAGCTATGATGCTATCGGCAACAGAGAAGATTTATCGGATTAACATAATTTGAACAAGTAGGTCATTATGGTTATAATAGGGGTATTATAATTATTAATGGCATACATTATGACAAGAACTGGCCCAAAGAGAACATTTAACCCAAACCCTAAAGAGTTGTCTGATTTATACCAACAGATGAGCATGAAGTGTATAGCTGAACACTACGGAGTTGGTGAGACAGTCGTGTTTAAGCGAATCAAAGAGCATGGCATAACGCTCGAAGGGGTAAAAGGCGGACATCGGTGCAAAACAGGCATCGAGTTCACTGAAGAACACAAAAATAATCTATCAAAAGCACTTACTGGAAAGTTAGCTGGGAAAGACAACCCAAACTGGAAAGGCGGCGAGGTAGAGAAGATTTGTGGGTGGTGTGGCGATGTATTCTTAGTCAGGAATGGAAGCGATGCTAAGTATTGCTCTTACAGGTGTAAGGGTAAATCTCAGCTTTCAGAAACTGGAGAAAGTAACAGAAACTGGAAAGGTGGCAGACCACAATCAAGACGCAATACAACGGCACTAAAAACATGGAAACGATTAGCTTTAGAAAGAGCTAACGGCAAATGTGAAGAGTGTGGTGTAAAAGGCGGGAATGCTTGTGAGTGCTGCGGTCAACGTACAGATTTGCATGTTCATCACATTAAGTCCTGGAATGATTATCCAGAGCTTAGACATGAATTAGATAATGCAAAAGTGTTATGTACGTCTTGTCATAGAAAAGTTCATAAGTCCCATAAGTAAGCAATTACTTAATGCAAATTCCGTGAATTGCTGGAAAATCCTAACGTAAAGACGAGGACAATCAGCAGCCAAGCTAATCAGGAATGGTTAGAAGGTTCAACGACTAGGGTATGGAGTCCAGAACGGACGGTAAAACCCCAAGAGCGCGGAACACCCCTAGAGGGTGATGATATAGTCTGAGCTGCATGGAGACATGCAGAAGTAGTAATTAAAAAAGCTGCGATAACAACACTGATGATCTGGGACGTAAGTCCCGATGAAACCCCATTCCTGTCTGCTATCAAGAAAAACAAAGCAACAGGCGTAACCCACGAATGGCAGACTGATGCTCTCGATGCGCCTGCTGCTAACGCGCACATCGATGGTGATGATACAGATGGTACTGCTATAACTGCATCTGCTCGTCTTAATAACTACTGTCAAATTCTGAAAAAAATCCCTATTGTTTCAGGTACTCAGGAAGCAGTTAATAAAGCAGGCCGTAAGTCAGAAATGGCATACCAGAAAGCCCGTAAGATGAAAGAGATCAAGACTGACCTCGAATGGGCTATGCTTGACGGTGGCGGTGCTGCTGGTATCGGTAACGCTAAAGTTATCGGCGACTCTACGACTGCTCGTGAGATGGCATCTATCCAGACTTACATCATCACTGCTGCGTCTGTAGGCGCTGGCGCTGGTGCTGTAGCTGCTGGTACAGGTGCAGACACAATGACTGCGGGTACTGCTCGTGCATTTACCACTACATTGTTGGATGGTGTTCTAGCGACATCATTCACTAATGGCGGTAATCCAAACACTCTTTATGTCTCTCCGACTAACAAGGGTGTTGTAGGCTCGTTCACTGCCGGTGGTGCAACTCGTTATGTAACCACTGATGATTCTAAATTGAACTCATCTGTTGACGTTTATGTCGGTGACTTCCACACGCTGAAAGTCGTCCCATCACGTCAGATGGCCAACGAGATTGTTCTGTGTATCGACCATGACTACTGCGCGGTATCTACCCTGCGTCCTCTTGGTTCTACACCACTTGCTAAGACTGGCGACAACCTGAAAGAAGAACTCTTGATGGAAGCCACCTTGGAAGTGTGTAACGAAAAAGCCTTAGCGATAGTCGCAGATACCAACGGCTAAGCCTGCGTAAGATAGGCGGGAGGGTGTAAAAGCCCTCCCTTTTTTATGAAGATATTAATACCAACAGTCCCGCATTCAGGGACTCACCTAATTCACGATATGTTTGTACAGGCGGGGTTTGAATCAGCACCCATCCAGAATAGACATACAGGTAACACTGTTACCACCACTCACATAGATAGAGATGAACGGTTAAGCCGTGTCTTATCGATGATGAACGAATACCAGGCTGTAACGCCTATAAGACATCCGTACTTAGTAGAAGAGTCATGGAGGCGCAGGGAACAGCCACTAGACAGGCTATACGCCACTTACAGGCGACTTCCGGCACTGCATGAGGCAGGGGCATTGATTGTGCCGGTTGACTCTCCAGAACGCGATAAATACATAAAGCGGATAAACAAGTCTTTAGGCATCAACCTAAAGCCTGACTGGAAGACGGTCGTTAACGGGTATCACAACACCCACAACATGACCTATAAAGACGTTAAACCGTCTGATGAGATTAAGAAACTTACACAGGAACTATCGTTTTTCCTGTCAAACTATTACGAGGACATTATGGTTGAAGAAAAGCCACCAAGAAAGAAGCGGGAAAAGATAAACAAGGATGATGAATTTATCGAAGTTATCGCCCTGCGTAAGATGATGAATGACCAGACGCAAGAGATGGCAGAGCCTGGCGACACTGTAATGAAAATGCGTAAAGACGCACGAATCATGCAGGACGCTGGAACTATTAAGCTCCCGATCTGATGTTTACCAAACGGATTGACAACGAGACAATCTTTCATTATGACGCAGATGCCGATAAGGCGGTTATTGAGACGGTTAGTGATGCGTCTATTGCCTTAAACAAAGCAAAGGCAGAACGGGACTCACACGAAGGCGGTTATAAGTCGGAGAACTTCAACAAGGTCGGCACAGTAGACAAGGTTGTATTCATGGCGTGGTGTCGTAAGCGCGGGATTGCCTCAAGTGAGGCATGGAAGAACAATGACCTGTTGCTAGAGTTTTTATTCGATCCTGATAATTCAGGGTTTAGAACACACCCCACCTATTTTAGTAAGCGGAAAACATAATGGCGACGACCTACGCAGAACTATTAACAGAGATAGAGGATGAGGCGAAAAGGCCAGACCTTACCGCAACCATTCCTCGATTTGTCCTGCATGCTGAATCACGCCTTAATCGTGATAAAAGACTGCGGAAGATGCGCCAGATGGAGAGCTCTGCTGATATCACTATTAATTCGCAGGAAGAAGCATTGCCGAGTGACTTCTTACAGGTACGCAGGCTGTATGTTACCAGTGACCCTAAGACGTTAATACACTACATGGAGCCTCATGTATTTTGGGGTTCGTTTGCAGGTAGTGCTACAGGCAAGCCAACGGCTTATACCATCGAGGGAAGTAATCTTGTATTCGGTAAAGCCCCTGATGCGACCTATACTGGGAAGTTAAGCTATATCGCTAAACTCCCCGCCCTGGTCACTAACTCAACTAACTGGCTGTTAGATTTGCATTCTGATATCTATCTATATGCAAGTCTTATTGCTTTAGCGCACCACACCAGAGACGACAAATACCTTGCCACTGTTGCCCAGATGTATGAGGCGGCGATGGGCTCATTAAAAAACGATGACCGCTACGGTGGCTCATTAAGATACATTCCGAAGGTTTCCCCATGACAGTAGAATCAGTAACCCATATTTCAGACCTTAATGCTTCCTATCCTGCTCTAGATGACCCTAAGGCGGAGGGTGATGACCACATAAGAAACATTAAGACAGCGTTACTAACTGACCTGCCTAACATCACAGGCCCGATAACAGCGACCCAGGCAGAGCTTAATGTACTAG